GTAGCGTATATTCCGTATGTAGCGTGTCGCGCACGAAAGAGCGACGATTTATTTAGGTATCTGTGGCAACTTTTTTCTTACCAATGTTGTATTTCGTTTCCAAAGACCACTCTGCTTTCTCTTTGAATGAGATAACTTTGATCTGATTCAGAGGAGACACGTCAACAATTCTATTGAATCCTTCTTCAGAAATCTGAACAAGACCCCAGTCTACAAGCAATTTTACGATGCGATTACGACGTTGAACGTCATTCACACTCAAGTTTGCCTTCTTTCCATCAAGAGCAAACAGTTCTTTGAAGTGCACAATATAGTAACGTCCCTGCTTATGCAGAATATGGCAGGACTGGTACAGTTTTTTCTCTTTGCGACTCGCTACACCAATACGAGTAAGCGTCTCGCGTACTTTTAGAAAATCATCTGGTTCTGCAAGAACCACTTCAATCATTTTATCAGGCGACCATTGATAAATCGGTTCAGTACCGCTCATTTCAATCCTCCAGTGTCAAATCGTTGTCGAATAATGTCTAGTTGTTCATCAGATAGTAGAGGAAGCACTTGCCTCGCCTTTTCGTCACTATACCCATAGTATTTTTTGACGGTTTGGAGGTTTGATAACTCTTCTTTCCGCATCCAAGGAGAAAATCTCTTCTTGGATCTCAGACTATTTAGAAAGAAGTCATACTGTAACTTTTTATCTAGATGAGAATTGATATTCATCTCATTTGCATACATCAAGGCATCAATATGCCCAGACATGCATCGATTGACAATGTAAGGCAGATATTTTGACTCTAGCAACGGATCTTCATCGATCAGATTGTCCTTAGTTTCGTTGATCGACTTCAACCAGTCCTTCAAGTCCATTTGTTTTTGCGGCGAATAATAATGCAGTCGTTTTCGTAGTCAGGAACAAACTCAAGAACTTCACTAGGTTCCCAAAGCAACTCTTCATAAAGACTATTGAGGGTTGCCATGTCTTCCCAGAGGTCCGTTGGTTCTTCTGACATAGTGTCTACCAAATTACCAGTCTAGCATATTATCTATCGGTTGAAAATCCTTTGCTTCAATTCTTCGGTCCATTTATCATAGTATTTTGTTGATTTCAACTCCTTTCTAGCGTCCTCCAACTCCTTTCTCTTCTGCACTAGGAGCAATGTCATGCCACTATTCAAGTGCTGACCATCAACTACCTCCACCAGGTCTGGATGTTCCTCCAAGAACAAGAACTCTGGATAGATTTTGTTACATTTCTCTGCCAATTCAGTAACCCAGTTGGCATTCATATTATCAATGACAAAGATGACCACCTCTTTGGTCCACTCCTTTGTCATGTATCCAACAATCTGAGCAAAGTCTGTGTACTCAAGGACTTCTACCTTCTTGCGAAGGAAAGCACTCTTTGCAAATGGACATGGTGGCATACCACCAAACGCTTCACTAGGTGTAGTGAGCATCTTTACCCAATTAGTCAGTGTAGAGTTCATGCTATAACTTTGGATTGGTAGTCACCACGGTCTGGGAAGAAGTCTTTGCACTCACCCTGACGAGAAATGTCAGATGTGACACAGTGCAGACCACCATCCCAGAAGTAACGGTGTCGAAGGTTCAGGATGTGAGGAGTCACACCATGACGTTCAAAGGCGTCGAACACCTTCTTATTATAACCGTTACAGATGACGTTGTTCTCGTCGATTACAAGCATGTTTACGTCGAAGACAGACTCCTCAACGTACAGTTGCCAGTGATTCAACCAGACATCCATGTATTCTATCAGATCATCGTTGTCTTCCTCACCTGCGACGAAGTATTTGCCACGATTCTTCTCCTTCATCTTGAGGAACCCGTCCACTTTGTCCCAAGACTCACCGCTGATAGAACAAATGTCCCAACCAGGGAACAATTTCTCACAATCTTCAGTTCCTTTTAGGGAAACCACCAGTCCAGGTTTGATTACACAGGTAGAACCATCACTATGACCCGTATGTGCCAAGTAATTGATGCGATTATTAGGAAATAATCTAGTCAACTTAGCATCAAAACTCTTTTGATTCAATTTATTGATAACATTACAGAAACTAAAATATAAATCCTTGCCACATCTAATGCTAGTAGCAGTGTTGATGTGTTGATCATAGACAATCGGGACATTATTGTCCTGTAACCACTTTTCAATGCTAGAAAATGGATAAAATGATCCCGTAGAAGGGTATCTTTGACTGTTTCCAATCTGCATCGTCTCTGCAAGAGTAATTTGCTCTCGCATTTGCTCGGCATCAAGACCCATCAGGGTCTTTGCAGCGGTATGATAGTTTTTTCTTGTCCTAAATTTGAACAAAGACATGCTGGTGGACAGATTTTTGTCCGGTTCCAGTGCATCCTCTAGTAGTTTTGCCAGTAGTCTCTCACGAGAACCGTTGCCTTCAGACTTTCCACTGGTCAACTGGTCAAAAACATGGCGAATATCGATCTTATCCCCAAACCTTTGACCAGGCATGTAGAAAGTATCCCCAATCATTGCCGTGTAGTCACGGGGCAGCATGGGCGGATAGCAGGTCACCTGACCCTTGCCGGGGGGTGCACCCTGTCTGCCGTCTACATAGGCGTCAGGGTCGTCACAGAGGTCTGTACGGAGCACTTCGACGCCAAACTCTCGCAGTTTATCTGCAAGTTTGTCTAGGTCCTCACAGGTCTCCTGACAGATCCTCTCCATGACGGGGCGAACCTTGGCGTTCTGGATCCTACTCATGTACTCAGGAGGGAAGCACCTCCCGACTGCACATACTTTCAGAGGATCCCAGTGTTGATATACCGTGTGTTTCAATCTCGCTGTCTCCAGTCGTCACATCTTTCATGACGGAACCAATCCATAATATCCTCAGCACCATCAAACTTCTGTTTGTGCTCGGTCGGATCCGGAGAACCAAGATTTAGATCATTGAAAAAATCGTCACCAGGGTTCAGGACCTCCCTCCTAGCACGGTTCAACCAAGTCTTTGCCGTAGTATTTGCCTTCGCTAATTTGTTTGCCCAAATCATGTCTGCTAAAGGAACTTCTTCCTTATTGACAATCTTCCTACAGATCTCTTCAAGACGGAGACGATACTGAGTAGACAGCATATTACTCAATTAGATGATACTATCTAGGGACTTTTCCATTGCCGCTTTCAGTTCTAGAGAATGTTCGATTTCATCGTTCATGATCTCTAGAATCCTTTCGTCTTCTCCATTGTCCCGAATATACTTCTCATAGGTATGAGCAGCGTGGACTTCTACCTCGTACGATAGATGGTACGCTGACTTAGGAGCCAACCAGTAATACACCACATTGGTCCAATAGTATACAAGAACAAGGTGTCTTGCGAGAAAACGGTCAATCCAATAAGAATTACCGCCCCTACTCTCCATGTATTCCAGATGTTCGGTTTCATTGACGCTTTGCTCGAAGTGCTGCTTCATCAAGTATAGGTGATCTGGACCTCGAAGACCCATGCTTTCACGGAAATGTAACACACTCAAGAAAGCAAAATAGGGTGCCCGAGCAATTTCCTCAAGCACCCAAAATCTTTGATAGTCTCTACCGTTGTAGAGGTAGTCCAGGATCGCGACAGTTACGTTTAGGAAAAACGAATTCAGTCTTCTCATGGTCAGGTATATACCATACTATCTAGTAATTCATCAGTAGGAGTTCCTTGCGTTGTGTTTGGTTTTTCATATAATCACCAACAGAACGCATGGTGTAAGTCAGATCAAACTCACCCGCTTTCCACTGGTCACCAAACCGATCTTCTACCAACTGATTTGAATTGTAACTGATCAGACAATCGTGCCTTGCAGCATTGCATTTAGCAGCAAAGTCGTCATGATCAAACGACTTGTGCATAGATCCTTTACGACCGTACAGATTGTCTTTGATGTCGTACGGAGGATCAAGATAGACAAATGCATTGTCCATCACATTGAGAAGAGATTCATAGGAATCGTGACGGATCTTCCAGTCTTGAATCAACTCAGAGAACTGAGACAAACGATCAATACCACTCTGACTGAAGTTCTGATTACTCGCTTGCTTGGAGAAAGAAGATGCTTCTGTCAGTCCACTGAAAGAGCACTTGTTTACAACATAGAAAGCACAGGCACGGTCATGGTTAGAACGTGACTGCTGATTGATAATCAGTTTGCACTCATCAAAGAGCACCCGTGCAGTGTCAGGATCATTGTGATCTTGCTTTGCTTCAGTAAGAGTCCGAACCATACGGTCTCCATTTTTCTGGAGTTCTTTCCAGAAGTTGATAAGCGGTTCGTACAGGTCACAGACCTCAATGTCCACACCAGGGAACTGCTGGGTTACCCATAGTGCCATGCTACCACCACCAAGGAAGCACTCCTTATAGGTGTCGTACATGCTCAGTTCAGGAAGGTATGGGTAAATTTTCTTTACCGCACGTGACTTGCCGCCAGGATAACGAAGAGGAGTCTTGAGTTTGAATGACTGATACATCACAGGATCTTTTGTAGATTTTCCAGAATTTCTGTAGAAGTCATGGACTTCTCAGTAGGGGTAACGTTTTCTGCGAGCATTGTGTACTCGCCAGGTTCTAGTTTGAACTTAGCAACAGGTGACTTCTCAGTAAAGTAAATACGCTTCTGGATGGTCTCCCAATCAGTGACGGCAATACTCATAGACAGGGTGTCCACAAGGATCATGTAGTCAAACGTCTTATTGACTACCTTACTCTCACCACGGAAGTTCTTCAAGTCTACGGCAGAAGTGCTACCGTTTTTGTTGAACATCTTTAGTTTGCCTTTCATCTCATAGGCATGTTCATCTGACTCAAAGTCCATACCGTCTTTATAGTCACCAACATATCGCAACTGTCCGTCACTCCACTTGGCGAAGGACTTCTCCTGCAACCAGGTGCGAATGGTCTTGAAAGCATTCGACTTCATCTGAGTTGTATTGGTTGCTGCTACGCATCCAAAAAACTCTTGGAGGTTGATGCGGTCAATGTCAAACATTGCAGAGTTGGGACCTAAGGTCGATTGTTGGTTCCCATCCTAGCATATTTTTTGCTTTTGTGTTGTCGGCTAGAGTCTCCTGTGCCTCACCCTTACGAGGAGCGATGTAAGTCACTTTGTCAGAGATCATAGCAGCAACCTCGTTCACGGAGTAGTTGGTACCCGTTCCGATGTTGACAGCAACTCCAGAGATGTTGGTGTTGAGAGCACACATGTTTGCTTCTACCACATCATCGACATGGGTAAAGTCTCTACGCTGCGTCCCGTCTCCAACGATCGTCAGGTATTCACCCTTCCGTGCCTGTTCTTGGAACAGACCGATTACAGGGGCGTACATGCCCTTCAGAGGTTGCCTAGGACCATAGACATTGAAGTACCTAAGCGTGATCGTCCGCAGTTTATGCAGGCGATAATACATATAACAGAATTTTTCAGCAGAAACTTTGCTTGCTGAATACGGATTCAAACAATCCGTTGGCATGGACTCCACAAGAGGAGGAGTATTGTTCAGACCATAGCAAGATGAAGTTGAGGAATTGACAAAACGCTGAACTCCAACTTCACGGGAAAGTTCCAGCATATTGCAAGTGCCTATGACATTCGTTTGAACACAGTCAAACGGATTAGACATAGCAAGTTGAATTCTAGACTGTGCTGCTAGATGGAAGACTGCTTCGACACCTTTGAAAACTGGACGACAAGCATCGATGTCTCGAATATCCAAGACATGATTCTCTGCGTCGTCTTCATACCAGTTGAAGGCATCGTTGGCTTCTGCCGATTCGTTGTCGATAACGACAACTTCATGACCATCATGCAGCAGGCGAGAAACGACGTGGGATCCGATGAACCCAGCACCGCCTGTTACAAGACACTTCATTACTTACCTTTGCCAATCAACCACAGGGACGCTACGATAACCGCCAATACAAGCGTTCCGTAGACAATAATAACTGCTGTCATTTTTCAGAATTAGGATTTGAATTCGCAGTTGACCATAATTTCGGTCATTGCTGCTAGGAGATTGATTTCCTGATCTGCTGCAAAAGCAGATTGGTATTGATACTTGGCAATGATCAAGACCGCCTCAGGAATGGATTTAGGTTTCATATACTCATAGATTGAGTTATAGACACCCCTAAGAATAGTATTAGGATCGTTGTCCAAGTTCTGTACGATCCATTTCCTAACATTAGGAAACTCTTTCTTAGCAATAAATCCGACTAACTCACTGGTGTTGACGTTGGTCAACTCAGAGAGCACAGATGTATGTATTATACCATCACTCTTATGTCTTTGCAGTTCGTTGAGAACCCTTCTCCAGTCAGGAAAATGCTTATTGATAAGTTCCGCTAGGATCTTAGGATCGCACTCAACACCCTCATTCGTGAGGATAGTCTGGAGTCTCTTGAAGAACAGTGATGCTATTTTTGGTTTATCTTTCCCTGTAATTCCGAAATCGACCACCGCGCATCGGCTGTGGAGAGGTTCAATAATTTTGTTCTTGTAATTACAGGTGAAGATGAATCGGCAGTTGTTGTAGAACGCTTCGATGTTAGCTCGGAGAAGGAGTTGAACATCATGTGTAGTGTTATCTGCCTCATCAATGATGATGACCTTGTGATTAGACTCTGACGTAAGAGAAACAGTTGAAGCAAAATTCTTTGCTTGGTTACGAACCGTGTCCAGAAACCGTCCTTCATCAGACCCGTTGATAACGTAGTAATCAACCCCAAGTTCCTGACACAGTGCCTTAGCAACAGTTGTCTTACCGATACCAGGTGGTCCGGCAAGAAGTAGATTAGGGATCTCACCACTATTTACAAATTCCTGAAAAGTTTTTTTGATGTTATCAGGAAGAATGCATTCTTCAATCGTTGTGGGACGATATTTTTCGACCCACAAATAGTCAGTGCTCATTCCTCAAACGTCTCCTGGTAACACGTTGATCGTTCCACCAAATGCTCGATGTCGATCAACCGATTGTCAATTATAGCAGACCGGAACGCCCTTTTGGCATCGCCCGGTTCGATCAGTGAATCGATCTTCTCAATGAAATCGAAGTAACCATTCACATCATAGTCTTCTGAGTGACAAAAGAATCCATACTTCTCTTTGTTTTCTACAAAGATCTTACGTTGTTCTTGTAAGGCATCCCAATCACTCTTCGTACCAATGAAAGTATCAAAGATTTCATTGTACTTCCAGATGTAGTTCTTCAGTTGGTTTCTTTTATTGTTCCGGTACGGGTGGATGTGCATTACTAGAAATTACGGGGGTTTTTCTTTTGATGACAATGAAGGCATCTTTGTTGTACTTACGGGTACCTTTGACAGGTGCCCACTTGGTTCCAGCGCCATCAATCTCATAGACTGATGTACCACCAACCTCTACAACAATATTGTCGGTGGATTCCCAACCAAGATTTTTGATTGTTTCATCGATCTGGTCCATGATAGAACCATGATCCCAGGCAAAGTCGCTCATTTGAATTGTGTAAGAGATTTGTATACTGCTTCAATGTGCATGTTACCATGGATATACCCGGCAACAATGACACTAAGCGTCGCTGCTATCACTCCCAGGAGCATGAGGACCGGGACTAATGGGTCCTTCAATGATGTATCGCTGGGTTCTTTCTCCTCTAGAGTTGAGGGTTTCTGATCGGTACCACCTTGCATTGAAAAATTCTGCTAGATAATCAAGGTACAATGTGGCAATGGTATCAGTAGTGACTTTCGGGATCATCTAAGAAAAAGGTTTCTTTGAACTTGGGAAGGTCTGGACATACGTCCATCCACTGCTGAAGCGTTAGTTTTTGTACTTCATCAGGCAAGATGCAGAGACGGTAGAAAGGAGGTCTCCGCATCAGTTGCAAGTACAGTTTCTTGGGGAATGGTTTGTCCTTCTCACTAGAAGGATTCTGATTGATGTGATTGGTAGCTTTACTTGATGTACCCATTTTCTTCCAACCATTCACGTGTCATAGGAGTGGGATCGTAGTCCTCCCACATTTTACCACGAGCACAGGACTGTAGTGCCTGCATAGTCATACTTTCAGTGTGACCTGCCCAACCTGCTTCCGCTTCCCAGGGAACAGCAGACTCTGGATAAGTGCGTTCTGCCATCACACGCCAGATCATAGGTACCTCATCTTCAGGTTTGATAATAGCAATCAAACTATTTTTGATCGAACCTGCCATACAGTCCTGTGCAGCATGCCATCCTTCGTGACGCATCACTTGCATAAGGACATGTGGTTGACCCATGTACTTACGATTCAGGAAGAAGTTATTGCTCACAGTGTGGTAGACACCACGGTGTTGATGAGGGAAATACTTCTCGTCTGCAAGGAAAACCTTGACACCAACTTGATTCAGTGCCATCAGCATAGTGTTGAACTCTGCTGAGAGGAAGGTAAACTCCTCCGTATTAGGATACTCGCTGCTGATGTCCAGCAGAGAGAACACTTCATCAGTACCTTCAGTGCACTCCCGGAGCAGCATACATCCCATGGCATCCATGGTGTTGTATCCCTTGGTGATCTTATCGTGGTTTGGGTCTGAAAGGGCAGGTAGGGCAACCACTGCCGCAGCAACCGCTGCTGTAAGAAATTTTTTCATTCAGAATACTTAGAGTCAGGTTCCAGAGCAATGAAGTATGTAAGTTTGAAGTCATCGTTGACAAACTTAGCAAGTTTCTGTGCAGAGATCAGCACCCGGTAGTCCTTAGGGATCAGTCGGATGTTCTCAATTTTGAAATTGAAGGAGAAGTTGCTTTCAGTTTCGCCAACCTTGATCGCATACTCGTTAGAGGTGTCGTTCTTACGATCACTAACCACGAGTTTGACAATGCCATCAGCACCAACCACTGACAGGTCAGGCAGTTGCATGATAGCAGAAGACTTCATGATTCGGGTAAGATCACTCTCACTCAAATCAAAGGACACTTCCTGTGAGGGAAGTTTCATCTCCTTCTCGGGAGGTGCAATGATCACACTAGGATCAGAGAAGAAGAACTTTGCCCGATTCTGTGCTCCGTCTTTGATAAGGGCATGACTATTATGAGTAGACACATCAATATCAGGAGACTTGTACAGAGACAGTGTGTTCAGAAACTGAGGCAAGTCGTAGATAGCAAAGTCACGAGGAATATGTTCATCGATTTCCGCCTCCGCGAGTACGTTTTTCATCACGGAAATCGTACGCAGTGTGTTCCCCTGCTTGAAGAACAGCGACTGGTTGATAGTCGTAAAGTTCTTCAGGATTTCAAGGGTCTTTTCAGACAGTCTCATAGTGTTACGGAGTTTCATCGGGTTGGCGGGGATACCATATTATATCACCACGGTTTCTAGCAGTCAACCATGAAAAAAGGGGGTCCGTGCCCCCTTTCTCATATTGGATTGTATGCCGGAGTCATCAGTCCACTGTCTGGACCGTCTCCATCGTCGTCATCAGTCTCTACAAAGAGAAGCATGAAGAAAAGAGGTGTCAAGAAAAAGACTACCGTCTGTCCCCATTCAATACTCATGACTTACTTGCTGCTACACCGATAGGAATCAGTAGCAACAACGCTGCTGCTACAAATCCCATCACCAGATACCGGGGATGAGTTGTCCAGACACTGCGTAAGATCCCATTGCTGCAACGACTCCAATCATCGCTGCCCACCCATTGATGCGTTCTGCCTTTTCGTTCATTGTTCTAGGATTGAAAGTTGTAAGTATGCTTTAGAGGTGTCGCTAGGTGTATTCTCGTAAGTAGAAGAATCACCGTAGGTTTTATGGTCCTTGTAACCAACCATACGACCTTTTGTATTTTGTAGTGCTGCCATAAAGGCAACGAAGAAGAACACTCCAGGTGCTCCAATGATAAGTGCCGCACCAAATACATAACCCGCAAGGAATTCTGCGATGGTGTGGTTGGCAGCCCAAGAAAACTCAGTCTGCGTCAAAAGTTCAATCATGATCAGAATCCGAAGATACCAAAGAAAAATAGACTACCACTAGTAGCATAAGAAATAACAGCAGCAACAAATCCAAGCATAGCAGTGCGTCCATTCAGTTTCTCCGCACGTTCTGCATAGGTCTCGTAACCATAACGCTCAGCGTCGGTTTTAGACACATACATACGGGGTTCACGGGCATACAGATTTGTTCTGCCGCCGTCTTCTGTGATCACTGTCATGCTGATGTTACGAACTGTTACATTATTATATAGGAATGTAAAGATTTTGTCAATAGTCGTCGTCGATGAATCTGGCACACTTGTCAGGATTCTGCTTGCACCAATTCCGGACGTACGAATCGGCATCGACTTCCATGCTGTAGTGGGCGTGATTGTGTAGGATACCTACTATAAGTAGACACCCCACGGTAAGAACATTGATCTGAACCAAAGGGTTCAAGAATGCTTTGAGGTAACGATGCATACCTATGCTCGAACTCCACTAGTATACCACGTGCTTGGTCTGGGTCCACAGACTGTCTCGTACTCCTGATAGACCCACTGCATACGCTCAAATGCATACTCTCTATCACTGTCTGTCAGGATCTGTAGGTCAGACTTCTGATGCCCTTCAGTCACATGTCCAGAAGTATATCCATTGTCGTACAGGATGCCCACAGGATACCCCACAAACTCCTCTAGACGTTCTAGTTGATTGCTATGCCCATACCATAGGTCTTCCATGATTACAGGCATCACATGGGTAAATGCCTTTGCCCATGTGTGATAGATCCTGGCATAACTGGGTGTAACTTTTTGATTGTTACCTTCTAGTTGAGACTTCCAGTAGCGAATGCTGGTAGGAAATTTCTTACGAATCATTCTCCAGTGAGCATAGAACTTGAAGTTCTCATGCTTATTTCTAGTGGAAAACTTTTCCCATGTAGTGCCCTTAGATTTTCCCAACGCATACTTGCTGTACTCATCCGATGCATGAGAATATGATCTATCGACTGGATCTCTCCAGATCATAGTGACACGAACATCAAACTCTTCTTGTAAGATGGGTGCAATTTTTAGAAGGTAATCTAGACTTATACTACTGTTACTATTTGAAAAATCTAGATACCCACCAGAAGATTTCACGTTAGAGATATAATCTCCAAGTGTTACATCCTTTTCAAAGTTTTGATTCATTGAATCAAAATACTCATTTGCTTTTATCGGATCTGCATCCAGTAAAAACAAATAGTAAAGGATGTTAGGTTCAGTATAAAATCTTCTTTTTTTGTAGTGACTCTTATTGAGACTATAGGCGAACGGTTTCGTGCCGGAGTACGGTTGTCCGACATTTATATGAAGTGATGGTTTCAACAGTCCTTAGAATAACCCTCAGCAACTTTACCGCCAATCTCAGAACCTTTGTCTTGGGTGAAGATAGCAACTAAACCACCAAGCACAGGTCCGATGTAGGGAATACCGATAACACTGGAAGCAACGCCTGCACCGACGCTAGCTCCCACAACCCTTCCCGTCTGTTTGCCACCACCTACCGCCTCGATACACGCGACGCTTTTCTGGTTTGCACTGCCGGTACTCCCGTCTAACTTTGGGAGCGGACCTCCTTGCATATTCAAAGTCCCCTCCATAGTGTATTGCTCATTCGTAAAGGACTGTCTCGCTTCTCGGGACATCTCCCGACCACCACCAAACAAACCTCCAGGTTTATCGATATCTTGATGAAGGTCTAAAGATTGTGTTCTTTCAAGAACTTTTGGATCGTTAGAGTTGTATCTAACTTTATATCCATCGCTACTTACCGTAGCCTCGTATGAAGAGTATTCGCTTACTGGTAGATTTAGATTGGGAAGTTGTGCTTTCTTATTAGCCAACAATCCAATCAAAGAAATGTGACTAACCCCAAGTACAGTACCCAGTGCCAGAGCAATCCACTTCATGGGATTAGACTGCTTAGGATTCTTTTCAGTAATGGTTACAGTCGCAGTATTGTCATCTTTGGCGTCAAACATAACAGGCTAGCTTTGCAGCTTATTTAGCAAGGACACAAAAAAAGGGACCTTTCGGTCCCTCCTCTTGAGCATTTATCAGAACGAGTACTTCGTTCCGAACTCAACCTTCCAAGAACGAGTATCGTTCTCTTTGAAGGTGTTGATCCACTTACCGTAACCAGAGAGACTGTCAGTGATCTTCACGCCGGTACCGACTTGAATCACGCTGAAATCCTCTTCTGCTCCAGTGTTGTCGCTATAAGCACGACCAACGCCACCTTCCACATAGGGAGTGAAGCGACCAAGCTTCTCGCCGTAACCGACGCGAACTTGGTGGGTACCTTTGGAGTAGTCGTCGTCAACACCGACGAACTCGTGCTTGGTCTTTACATAAGGACCAGCGAATGCGGGAGCAGCAGAGAGGGCAGCTGCACCGGCAGCAAGGGCGATTGCAAATGCTTTCATTTTACTTATGGAAATTATTGATGTACTATCAGTTCGATCAGAAGTTATACTTCAGACCCAGTTTGGCACCGTAACCACGGTCAACGTCAGCATCACCGGAACCGATGAAGGACAGTTCACCATATGCACCAAGTGCATCGGTCACAGCAACGCCCAGACCTGCCTTACCAGAAGGAACGGTGTCGCTTTCGGCACCATCAGGAGAAACGAGACTAGCACCGCCCTGCACATAGTACGAAGCAGCGTCGCCGAGAGAACCCTCGTAGCCCACGTGGAGATCTGTGGTCGTTCCAGTATAATTTGCGCCCGTGAATGAGGAGTTTGCCTCCACGTTCACATAGGGACCTGCAAGGGCAGCGCCTGCGGAAGTGAAAAGAACAGCAGTTGCTGCGAATACAGATTTGATCATTGAAAATACCTTTAGTTACTTGCGGAATGGTTACCCGCAGATGGATAGGGACTCGACGTGTCCCGTTGTAAAGTTTCGTGACATAGGCACGAATACTTATTTAGTGTATATGATTTTTTCAGAATTGTCAAGCGAGTCGTGAAAACCCACCAACCTTTTTGAATTCTAGGCAGTGATTGAATTTGTCAAACAGTTCATTCTTATGTGAGATGATGAACACATTAGCATCTTTGATCACGAACCTGACAATTTTGAGAAACTCTTCGGTTCCAAACCCGTCCAGAGAAGAATCAAATACCTCGTCCATGATTAGTAGATTGGTGACGACGCTATTCTTCATACGGGCAATCTCCCTCCAGGTAAACAGGAGAGCAAGGTCAATCCTCATCTTCTCACCCTCACTAAAGGATGGGTAAGAAAACTTCTCGTGCACTGGAGTTTGAATCTTTTCGTTGAACTCTTCATCAAGGGTAAAGTTGATGTAGAAGTCCATACGTTGCAGATAATCGTTGACAAGTTTGTTGATCGTAGGAAGATACTTCCTGATGATCGAACTCTTGACACCATCATCCTTTAGGAGAAGTTGTCCCTGAGTCAACAGGTCAAACTCTTCCTTGGTGCTCTGGATTGTTTCAAGTATAGTTTTTAGACTCTTCTTGTATTCCGATAGTTTTACATCTTCAGCACTTCTGTTCTCAAGTCTATCGGTAATGTCCTGAATTTCTGATTCCAGATCTCCTTTTCGCTTGGTTGAATTAGAAATCCGAATATTGAACTGAGAAATTTCATTCGAGAGGTTAGTAATCTCCTTTTGCAACTTCAAGAACTTTTGTTCTTTCTCTTCTTCTGCACTGATTGCCTCCCCAATTTGGGAGAGACTATCCTCATGCTTCTGTAAGAGTTGCTGGAGATGTTCAATTCTATTTACCCGAAACGCATCCTCGATAGATTGAGTGCAAGTGGGGCAAACCGTATTGTCTTGGAAGAACTTGATTTCTTCCCCACTGCTATGCTTCTTAGATTGCAACTTTGCTCGGAACTGTCCGAGTTTCTTTACAGTATCACCTGAAGAAGTATATCCCTTTGCCGCTGTTTGGAGGTCCTCAACTTCTTCAAGAAGATCAAGGACTTTTTCTTGATACGATGCTGACTCTTGAACCAGAGAGGAGATTTCTTTCTGTTTGGCAACGATATCATTTTGAGATGATTCCTCAATAGTTTTGATGAAGCGTTTCTGCATCAGAATTTTGTCTGCTACAGATTCCTTTTTCAAGTCTAACACCTTGAGGTTGTCTTTCGCGTCCTTCAGTTGGAGTTTGATGATCTCCAGCATAGAAGAGAACACCTTGATATCCAACAGATCCTCAATCACCTCACGCCGGTTAGCAGCAGTGAGTTGCATGAAAGGAACGAAAGAAGCAGACCCAAGAATAACAATTTGGGTAAACGATTTGTAGTTGAGTTTGAGTATCTGTTTTTCCAGATAGTTCTGTTGATCGTTTGCAGAGGAATCCTCATTTAGTTTAGAACCATCACGGTAGATCTCAAAGATGTTGGGTTTGATACCACGAACAATCTTGTACTCCCTCTTACCAACAGCAAACTCGATCTCTACAACACAGTCTCGTTCGTTGACAGTGTTGACAAGTTGAGGTTTGTTGACCTTACGAAAAGGTTTCCCAAACAGAGAAAACGTCAGGGCATCCAGGATCGTAGACTTACCTGCACCATTCTGACCAACAATCAAGGTGTCCTTGTTCTGGTTTAGATGGATGGTGGTAAATTGATTACCTGATGACAAAAAGTTTTTATAACGAATTTGTTTGAATTCAATCATCCTGTTGGACTGGGATCACAAGATCATCTTTAGTAATGACGGTGTACTTGGTACCCGTCCGTTCACACGCAGCGATTGCTGCTCTGTCAGCGATGTGTATGACCTCCATAGGGTCCTTACCATCGACCTCCAACATCATAGCATACCTTTCAGCATCGTCCTTCTCAGTGAAGAAAAACACAACCTTCTCCCCCATGTCATTGATGACTGCAAAGGCACCTTCTTTTTGACCGTTAGCGGGAGTGATTATGTGCATTAGATTGCTTCACATGCTTGCTGGTAAGTGTTTCGTAGAATATCTTTTATGCGTGATTTATTTAGTTCTGTCTCTAAATCATCGACATACCTGTTGAGAAGAGTCATGGTGTCTTCTGTCTGCTGTACGATCTCATCATCCATTGCAATCATCTCTGACCGCTCAATGATTTTGATCTCTACAGGGTTTGCTTTCTGAAGAGACTCTAGGAAGAGATCAAACTCTTTCTCCTTACTCTTCTTGAACACAACTACCTTGACAATCTTATCTCTATACTCAGCGAACTTGAACAGTTGACGAGGAGTGTCTTCGTACTTGATAACCTTATACAACTCGTGAGAGTTGTTGATGTTCTTCATCTCAAAGGTTTCTGTATCAAACGTAATGCATCCTCTAGGGTCATTCACATCACTCCAGAACATCTGGTAAGGATTACCAATATAATAGATCTTACCGTTGCTAGATCTGGTGTGGAAGTGTCCCGACAATACCTTATCAAACTTCTGATACGCATCAATGTCATTGCCATGTTCCATGACATGACCATGGGTGGCAACAAAACCATTCAGTTCTAGGTGACCCATAGCAACCTTTGCTTTAGTTGCTTTGATCTCCTTATAAGTTTCGTCTCGGTTCTCGTTATTGATCCAAGGGATAAACAAGATTGGCAGACCACATACATCTATCTCCTCACACTGACTAACAATACGAATGTTGTCGTACTCTCGTAGGAGTAGATCGATAGTATTGATGTCGTTAGTGTTCTTATAGTATGCGGTGTGGTTGCCCACAACAGACACCACAGATACTCCCATATCTCGGAGACGGTCGAAGTAATGTGTCTTCGCCCAATCCAAAGAATATAGGTCAACACCTTTGCGGTTGTCAAAAGTATCTCCAAGGTCGAGAACAGTTTTGATACCTTCTCTTTGAAGCATTGGAAAGAAATCTTCCTCATAGAACTTCAAAAAGTAATCATGGTATACCTTAGATCCTTTCTTGAAACCAAAGTGTTGGTCCGTGATGATAGCAACTTTCATGCTCCGTCTTCGGTCTTGTACATCCATTCTTCAGTATGTCCCACTGACCACTTGTCAGAGTTTTCAACTCTATAGTTCTGTGTACAGACTTTGAAGTCAGGCATTTTTGTGTTCTCTGGGATAAGACTCATGTCTTTCCAGATCACCCGGTTGTTGGGTTGTGCAGCAAACTGTCCGTTGTCCAGTTTGATAATATTGAATGATTTATGCTCGGGATCGTCTTCACTGAACCCAGTGTTTAGGGTAGAAGATTCGCTATGGCAGCAATCAATGGTGAACATGTACTCACCAGGATGCATTTCTTTATCTTTACCAAAGAATTCACACCTTGACAGCATGGGTTTCTCGATTACAGTGAGGTTGTAATCAAAAGCATCCCAGAGTTGCAGGGTGTCAAGAGACAGATCGCCATGATCTTCCTTCCAGACAAATGCACTCAGGGGAAGTTTGTCAAACAGAGCACCGTACTCAGGAAGCAGGGTCTCAAAGTAAAGTGCTTTGTACTGAACACTTTTTACACTGACCCAGATGCCCTCCGTAAATTCACCATGACCACGTTCATGATCATAGAGGAATTCCTTCCTAACCTTGACGGGAACAGGAGGTAAGTTATGAACTAGGAATGCCATTAGGACTTCTTCGACGCTTCTGGGGATTGATATCCGTAAAGTTTGGGGTTGATTCTACCGTTCGTCTGATCAAATCTAATAAAGTTCTTCTTATACTTGTCGTAATAGTGATCAAAAAGTTCTACTGTCTTATTTGCAGTACTAATGTCGTAGGTTTCTACACCATCAACCAGATATGTAACTAGGTATGCAGTGTAAGGCAATCCGGTATCGTTTGCCTTTTCTTTGTCACACTTTTCAAAGAGGATGTTTACTTTTGTCATCTACGAAATCTGCGGGATTGAGCACGGAATTCTGGGCGTTGGACTTGTTCTCGATAATCTTCTTTCGCTTGACTAACAACTTTGCCAAGCATTTCCATTACCTTGAGGACTTCCTCAGTTGTTGCCTGGGGAATTTGATCCTGCACATAACGATACTTAGCAAAGAACTCTTCGCCATAGTATTCGTAATCATCTACAGTAATTGTCATCGGTAGTTGTTGCGATACTGAACTGCGTCTTTGATTGAGTTGTATTCAGAGGATCTGTCCATTTCGTCTGCGACGAAAACTTCGTCAAACCCAGATCGTTCGATAATTTTTTGTCTGATTTCTAGTTGCTTCTTCTCCTTCTGGATACGACGAAGGAAAGCGTAGTGGATAATTTGGGTGAAGTATGCGAAAGGATTCTTAGATTTTTCTGGATTGAAGTTATTGATATACTGAACACAGTTCTCAATCCCGTCACAGATCATGTCATCCTTGAACATGTAGTTGACGAAGTTGGGCTTGTAAGACAAGTGAGTAGCAATCTTTAGAAAGCATTCTCCAAGGTAGTTCGTAATCCTAGGTTTAGGTTGACCTAGTGCTTCAGCGTCAGTGATAGACTGCTTGTAAGCAATGATGGCAGCAAGGAACTCCTTATTGTTTACATAATGTTCAGATCTTTTACGTGTCATTTTGTAGACATTTCATATGGATATTATAGCACAGCTTGACAGAAGTGCCAAATGTCTGTAGAATAACTCTGTCAGGGTTCATCGGGGGGTTGTAGCTTAGCTTTGAGTATCTTTAGAAGCATCTTCAGCACTATAGAGTTCCTCAAAGGTCTTCCTTGCCTTATCTACGTTGTTCACATATCCCATCTCTTTAGTAAGATCTGGATGTTGTCTAGAGAACCCAGAAGCAACAACCTGATTATAAGTAGCAATAACGAACTCATCCTTGATCTCACTGAGAGTGATGATACGGTTGAGATCGACTATGAATATATCTTCATCTGACATCTTCATCCAAGGTTCAAATTTATATCCCAACGGGATATTCGCACCAGGGGTGCGAACCTCTTCACATACAACAGGATTCTCTAGGATAATCTTCTCATCATCATCTGCATTGACGATTACAGCGGACAGGATCTCCTCTCCACTTACCATCTTGATGGCAGCAAGAAATTCATCATAGGGTTCATTAGATCTTGACTTGGATGATGTCATAGTTGAATTTCTCTTCGTTATAGTATTTGATTCTTTCGATAAGATGATTCAGAGTATAGTTTTGCCTCTGATTCTTCTTACAATCATCTGCTATGTCGTATAGAGTTGCTTTTAGTTTAGAGTCACTTTTCCTCAGAACTCGTCCAATTGACTGTAATGTTCTAATTCGAGATTTACTAGGTGAAGCAAAAATAACGTTGTGTAAATTTTTGATATTGATCCCGGTAGAAAATGTACCGAATGATGCAATGATAATAGCGTTCGATTCTGTTTCCGCTATACTCCGTACTGATTCTCTTTCTTCAACGTCCACGCCTCCGTGGATAAAGAAAACTTTCCGGTCACTCCTATTTATCAGGTTGTAAAGGACCTCTCCGTGTGCCTCAACACGACTGAATAGAATCAGGGTGTTGCCTTCAATGTCCCACACTAGGTTTTTGATGAAGTTGTTTCTCTTATCGTGACCGATGAGATACTGAACTTCGTCCTCATACCTCTCAAAGATTTGAGGTTCGTGCTTTAGTAGTAGGACCTTGATGTTTAGTGTAGCAAGATAACCTGCTTCTTGCAGTTCGCTGGTATTGATAATCTTGTAGGATGGACCGAACAATCCTTCTAGCACCCACTTGTGTGTCTGTGTGCCATCTAGGGTGCCTGTGAACCCGTATCGATATGGGGTGTCATACATCTTGCCCATGATCCCTACAAGGGATTTGGACTTGAAGTTGTGTGCCTCGTCACCTATGACCACATCAAACTGCCTGAACCACTTTTTGTCAAGCTTGTAAATTGACTGCCATGTTGATATAATAATCGGAAGATCGCTGTTCATCTCCTTGCCACCGTAGATGCGGTGACAATAACTTTCAGCATCCCAACCATAGTCTTCAAAGTCCTTGTACATCTGCTCTACAAGAGATGTTGTGGGGACAATGATTAGAATTCTTCTTTGCTTGGCAGTATGGTATCTGGTGACCGCATAGATCATTAGAGATTTGCCAGATCCTGTAGGAGAGATTAGCAATCTTCTCCTTCTAACCAATGCATCGTATACACCGTCTATCTGATATTCCCTAGGTTTATGCCGCGAGATCTTAGTCAACCAATCCTTGATACCCTCTTTGGATATGCCTTCCTCTTCTTGGTATGGCAGACCGTAGTGTTTGGAATTCTCGAACTCAAACGTGTATGCGTATCTCTTACAGAACTGGCACAGTTTATCCAGCAGACCTACGTAGATCTCACGCTTCTGGATATTGAACAGACGTATTTTGCCATCCCAATACTTGCTCCTGTACTGAGGCATGAACTTTGCCCCAGGTACATCAAACGTGAATTGATCTTGTAGTTCGTATTGAATGTGTGGATCACACTCTACGACCAGGAAGACTTCATTCTTTTTTCTAATAACAAGATCAGCCATAACCGGAAGAGAACCTTCTCCACTCAATCGCATTCTTGATCTGATACGTTCGGTTCGACACCTGCCTCAGAATCTCTTCCAAGTATTTCAGCATCGTATCGAAGTACTCGATCTTTAGTTTGATTTTCGATAACTTCTCATCAGACTCAAGATATAACTTGAGGTCATCTTTATCTCTGATTTTGTAAGGGAATGGTTCTGCCTCATATACAGCAGCAGTCGCCTTACCAGTGTAAAATTTTCTTCTCTCCAGCAGTAACGTGCTATAAGTTTGCTCGTTCTGCTTCCGCATCAGAAGTATTGTATTATATATCTCATAATACTTGGCGTGTATTTGAGGAATCTTCAAAGACTCGGTGTCCAGTTCATCCTGGTTCATCACCGAATCTTTTTTCCACATCTCCTGAATAACTTCAATATTACAGGGATTAGACTTTCTTTCCATTGACATCGATCACATCATAAATGGTGTACTTGAATGATACCGTAGCGGTAAAATATCGTTCCTCAGTTTCAACGGCACTAAACGGAATGCCAGATAATGATACAGGAAATAGATCCTTGAACACAACCCTTAGACTGGGTTGATAGTTGCTATTCAGAACTACCAAGGTTCCATCAGAACGCTCATTGAACGGAGCATCTTCTGCTGGATAGAACCTACTGTTCCTTTTTAGATCGTCATACTGTTGCAAGGACTCTGGGTATCCTAGTCCTGTGATCCAGTCGTAGATCTGTAGATAGTTTTCGCAGTCCTCGTCAACAATAAAATCTAATTGCAGATCTTCGTACTCCAGTTTGTCTCCAGGAACAGGAATGTTCTTGAGATACGTGGATTGGTTTGCAGTCCCTAGTGAGATTGTAGGGAGGTTTGCACGATTGCAATAGAAGTCAACTTTAGGACATCTGTTCAAAATAAAATTGAACCCAACAATACTCAGGAAATTCCTGTTGTTGGGTTCGTTCAGTGTATATGGTGGAGTTGCACTCCTGACCCGAGTTTCAGACACTGCTCATAGACTATCTATCGAGCTATTTATGCCTTATACTCTTGGAGCATATCTAGACAACGATTGAGCATTGTATGAGCACCCTCATGCCAGTCAGCATTGCGGGCGGTCCACTGACCATTGTACAGTTCGTTCTTTAGTTTTAGAACTCGGCAGTTGAGTTCGTCTTTAGTCACAGAGTTCCTTGGCATCATACGTGTAGCGTTTGGACGTACTCCAACACCCTCGCACGAATGCTCATGAGTTCGTTGTAGCACTTTTGGTTGTGGGCACATGAACGGAGAGTGTTGTCAGGTTTGTGAACAGATTCTATAAACAAATCTACTGCTCGATTCCACTTGTCTTCTTGGGAATCGACGGGCACACTGTTCTGATCCTGCATAGCAAATCCAATTCAATGACATTCTACCATATGTATAAAAAAAACCCCCGGTGGGGGCGGGGGTTACATGAGAATCTCTTTGCAAATCCTTTTGCACGATCCCTGTGTCTCGTCACATTCAATCAGACACTCATAGTAGTCGTTCAATAGAGTCATCCTCGCTTCGGTTTCCTCTAAACTTTCTACTGATTTTTCTAAACGACCCCATTCAGTCAATTGGTTGCTGGAGAGTAAATTACGCATAAGAATTCTTAGAGACTACATTGCTGGTCTTTCACTTCATGGCATCTCCGTAATGCTCAGTATATAGACTTGTTTGTGTTAGTTCACTAACATTTGTAATTTCGTTACAAGACTTTAGACAAAAAAAAGGACCCCCGAAGGAGTCCTTGTAAGTATGTGAACCGTGATCACATGAGGTTTTGGACCTTGACCCGACGATAGTAGGTGTTGGAACCAGCGGTGATACGACCAAGACCCTGAGTAGTGCCTTCAGCGTAGGGGTTCGAGACCATGCCGTAGCGGGTCTTGAATCCGATCTTGGGCTGGAAGGTGTCCTGACCAACGGCACGCACCATTTGCAGGGGCACGTAGGGGCAATAGAACAGACCAGCGTCATAAGGGTTAGAACCCTTGTAACCCATCACGTAGTATTGATCGGCGCTGAGGTTGGCAGCGAAAGGATCAATGTAGACGCGATAGCGACCGTTCATCACACCAGCGAAGGTGTTACCGGTGTCATCAACGTTCAGGTTGCTGTTGAGAGCAGGGGTGTAGTCCAGTTGACCAGCGGCGGTCAGAGCAGAGGCAACATCAGCGGAGCAAAGGATGATGTTACCCTTCCCGCGACGAGTCTCTTGGGCGATTGCGTTAGCGTCACGCTCCAGACCGAAGATCATACCCTTGAACTTCTCAACCATCCAACGTCCGTTGGAGTCGGTGTCGAGGTCGAACACGCCAGAGGTGGCAGTGTTGGTTTGGGCACCAGGCTTAGCAGCCTTGTAGATGGTACGGATGATCTCGCGGTTGATCTCAGCAAGAATCTCA